CAAACTAAAAACAAAAAAATGCGAAGACGAAACTCATATCGCCGCTCATTTAGAAAGCGCGGTTATGGCAAGCGTAAAGTAAGCCGCACATACTATGTATCACGTGGCGGAATAAGACTATAAAAAAGAGCCGGTTAGTCGCCGGCTTAATTAAGTTATTAATAACTTAATTAAAATTAATCAAAAAATTTTAAAAACAACAAAAATGAAGCCGAATTTATTTAATTCGATTAAATTACAAAGACCAAAAAAGAATGTCTTTGATTTAACACATGATGTAAAATTAAGCGCAGATATGGGTAACCTCACACCCATATTGGCTTTAGAATGTGTACCGGGTGACAAATTTGAATTAGGATGTGAAAGTTTAGTAAGATTTGCACCTATGATTGCACCTGTTATGCATCGTATGGATGTAAGTATGCATTACTTCTTTGTACCAAATCGCATAGTATGGCAAAATTGGGAAAAGTTTATAACTGATGCAAGTAGTGGTTTAGTTATGCCTTATTTTGAATATAATTATGGAGATTATACTGCAGCACAAAAGAAATTTGGTGATTATATGGGTGTTCCACCAACAGAATCGGGAGCAGTAGCACAAAATATTAATGCATTGCCTTTTGCAGCATATCAAGCAATTTATAACGAATACTATAGGGATCAGAATTTAAAATTACCTGTTGATTATAAGTTAGATGATGGTAGTAATAATACACGTATTGCAGATTTTTGGAATTTACGTAAAAGAGCATGGGAACATGACTATTTTACTGCATCATTACCTTTTGCACAAAAAGGACAAGCCGTAGATATACCATTAGGTACAATGTCAACCCCATGGACTAAAATTGCGGGTAAATCAAGTCCTTCAGGCACTAATAATAATATATCTGCGACAGGTGGAGAACAATACACAGTAGATGGTGGTGTACCTTCACCACTTACATCCGGTTTATATATGCCACAACAAGATGTAGAAGTAGAACCTACTACAATTAATGATTTAAGACGTGCATTTAGATTACAAGAATGGCTAGAAAAAAATGCCAGAGGTGGTACACGTTACATAGAGAATATTTTAACACATTTTGGTGTAAAATCATCAGATAAGAGATTGCAAAGACCTGAGTATATTACCGGTGTCAAAACCCCTGTAGTTATTAGTGAGATTGTTAATACAACAGGCCAAGATGGAGGATTACCACAAGGCAATATGGCAGGCCATGGAATAAGTGTCTCTAGTGGTCGTTCAGGTTCTTATTATTGTGAAGAACATGGCTTTATTATAGGTATTATGTCAATTATGCCAAAAACAGCATATCAACAAGGTATACCCAAAGCATATCTTAAAAATGATACTTTAGATTATTATTGGCCATCATTTGCACATATTGGAGAACAACCTGTTACTAATAATGAGATATTTGCGTATACAAGTACTGCTAATGATACCTTTGGATATGTACCAAGGTATGCAGAATATAAATATATGCCTTCTAGAGTAGCAGGAGAATTTAGGGATTCTTTAGATTTTTGGCATTTAGGAAGGATTTTTGATACTCAACCTTCATTAAGTGGACAATTTATTGATTGTGTTCCTACAAAACGCATATTTGCAGTTTTGGAAGGTCCGGGTTCAGAATCTACAGACAGTTTATATTGTCATGTTTTAAATAAAATTAAGGCTATTAGACCTATGCCTAAATTTGGTACACCAATGTTTTAATTATGAGTAGTAGGTGTATAACCCCTTTTTATAAGAAAGAACAAATAAGAGGAGAACATATACCATTTCCTTGCGGAAAATGCCCCCCATGTAAGAAACGAAGAACCTCAGGTTGGTCGTTTCGGTTAGTAAAAGAAGGAGAGCGGAGTAAATCCGCTCTCTTTATAACTTTAACATACGACACCGAATACGTACCTATAACTAGTAATGGATATATGACATTAGATTTAAAAGATTTACAAAAATTTTTTAAACGATTAAGAAAATTAACCAGTGAAAAACTTAAATATTATGCGGTTGGGGAATATGGTAGCACAAAAAAACGTCCGCATTATCATGTCATTCTTTTTAATGCTAATAAAAATGATATTGCAAGGGCTTGGGCTCTTAATAATAAGTCTATTGGTACTTATCATATTGGTAATGTTAGTTCTGCCTCTATTGGTTATACCCTCAAGTACATGAGTAAAAAATCTCAAATTCCAATGCATCAAAATGATGACAGAAAAAAGGAATTTAGTGTAATGTCTAAAGGTTTAGGCAGCAATTATATAACAGAAGCTATGATTAAATGGCATAAAAACAATTTGGAACAACGTATGTATGTTCCAATAGAAGATGGTAAAAAAATAGCAATGCCTAGATATTATAAAGATAAAATGTATAATGAGGAAGAAAAGGATAAAATAGCTAAATACATGGTTAAAATTAGCGAAGAATTAGATTTAAAAACATTAAAAGAATTCAGCAGTTTTACCGAACAGGAAAAAGTAATATCTGAAAGACATATTTTTGCTTTTAAAAAGATGCAAAAATTAGCTGAATTAGAAAGAAAAACAAATTATTTATGAAAATCAGAAATATATTTAACGCAAAAGAATTTAATGACAATGAGAAGATAACAGAACCTTCTCAAACAATACCTGACCAATCTATGTCAGTTAGAGAATTATTATCTAGATATGCAAGCGGATTACCACTTGGTGGAGGTAATGAACCAATTTATGAAGGAGAAGATGGCGATGGTATTGACCCTCGCAGACTCGATTTGGCTGAACGTCAAGAACTTGAAATAGCTGCTCGTCAAGAACTTGCCGAAATTGAGGAGCGTCTAAAGAGCAAAAAAGTTGAGAAAAGTAAGTCAAAACTTACTGAAGAACAGATTCAAGATATTGAATCACAAGATGTTGAAAACATCAAAGATTAACAGAAAAATGGGTGTGCAAGTTTACTTGCATGCCTATTTTTATGAAGACAAGCGCAGCGCGTCAGTAATAAGCACTAATTACCTTGATATATTAGTGCTTATTGACACTAAAGAGTAAATTTGAAAAGTGAAGGAGAAAGAAGGAAGTATGACGCACTACAACTGAACAAAACAAATAACGACAATAGTGTCACAAAAAAAATAAAAAAACAAAGTTATGTCAGGATTATCACCGGATGCATGGGCGAGTATAGGAACAACATTATTCAATGCACAATCACAAGCAAATGCAAACTTAAAAAATAGACAATGGGCGTTACAAGATTGGAATAGGCAAAATGCTTATAATTCACCATTACAACAAATGCAAAGATATAAGGAAGCGGGTTTGAATCCTAACCTTATATATAAACAAACAAACGAAGCAGCTCCTGTAAGAAGTACAGATTATGTAGCACCACAATTACCTGATTTTCAAGGTGTACTGGCAAAAAGTTCACAAATTAAGTTACAAAATCAACAATTAGCTAATGCAGAATTAACAAATAAAGCTATAGAAGCACAAATTAACAAAACAAATGCAGATACTTTATATGTAGCAAGTAATACTAAATTTAAGGATTTAGATGTAGAAAGATTACGAGGTATGATGCCTGGTTTAGTAGAGGGTGTACAATTACGAAATTTAGCAACAAAACAAGAAATTGCAAACAAAGTAGCAGATACAAACAATAAAATTGCTCAACTACCAATATTAGAAAAGCAAAAAGATAAGTTAGGTTATGAGATAGATAGATTAATGCGTACAAACGCATTTATAGAATTAAATTCAAATCAACAATTAGCAGTACAAAGAGCAATGGTAAAAAGTATAAACATTGCTACAGATTTAAATAGAAAAAAGATAACAACAGAAGATTTTAATCAACAAAGAATTTACAAAGACATATTAACTCCTATTAAAAGGGATTTAGATGAAAACGGAGTAGATATGTCATGGTTAGATAAGATTATAGGATTAGGAGGGATGTTATTACCTTATAACATGGGCAAAATTTTACCTAAATTTGGCAAATAATGAGATTATACACACAAGATCAAATATTAAGGTTAATAAAACTTTATAATACAGCAGATACTTCAGAAAAAGAATTACTTAAAAAGTATGTAGAACAAGCACTATTTAAATATTTTAATCACAAACTAAAAACAAAAAAATGCGAAGACGAAACTCATATCGCCGCTCATTTAGAAAGCGCGGTTATGGCAAGCGTAAAGTAAGCCG